AATTGAACTAGAGCCTTATTTAGTGTTGTCATCCTACTTTTACCCCCCACTGCGTTGCGCCAGTAAATCGGTTTGCCGCAAAATTAATTTTCATCCACCACTCAACATAATCACCTTCTGCAAGATAGATGATTCCAGATTGCCCACCAGTTACTCCACTGTCAGTATCGTCGGGATACATTCGATCAAAACCAGTAACAACAGACCCGTTTTTGTAGATCGCCCATTCCTGACTAGTGTCATTACTACCGTTGTTATGGGATGTCAGTTTACCTAATCCAATGATGTAGTAACCCGCATATCCTGATGGGCAAGTCCATCGTGCATTTGTTTGGTCAAATCCAGATGCAGTATCGTATTCAATCGTTCCACCCCAAGAGTTGTAAGTTCCGATTGGAATCTTGCACCATCCGTTATCAACAATACCAGTGAAAAAATAACCGCCGTAGCGATACGTTTTAAAGGCGGCAGATGGACTAGAAAACCCGACACCTGTTCCGTTATTCGTAATCGTTGCGCCGCTGTCGATGGTCAACGAACCACCACTCGGAATCGTGATTGCTCCTGCGCCTGATAGCGTTGCCCCAGAAGGCACGGATAGCGTTGCCCCAGAAGGCACAGTAAATGTATCGCCCGAATCGCCTAATGTCAGATTTACCCCGGACGCAGGGCTTAACTTGTTCGTCCTTACTTCACTAGCCATCAGACCGCTCCAATCAATGCGTTAATTTCTGCCTCGGTCAATCCCAAAGCCTCTAGTTTTGATCGCGCAGATGCCTTGTCCGCTTCCGCTTGCAGTTGCTCTGCTGTTGGTTCTGGCTCAGGCTCAGGTGGACGAGGCACAAATGCGCCATCGGTGTACGCGCCGCCGATCCATGCGTCATGAGCGGCTTCGATCAGTTCGCCGTCTGCGTGATATTCGCCGCCGTCCCATTGGATGAGGTTCTGCACGATGCCGTTTTTAACTATTGCGTATTTGTGCGCCATTATTTGTACTCCTGCACATAAACAATTCCCGGCGCGCCTGCGCCGCCTGCGGCATCTCCACCACTGGATGCTGATCCACCAGTTCCGTAATTTGTTGCGGCACTTGGGGTTCCGTTTGTTGAATAACTATCTGAACCGCCCCAATACGATGAACCTCCTTCCCCGGCAATGGCGGTACTAGTCCTCTTTTTACCATCGCCACCGGTAAGATTTATGTCTCCACCAGTTGCGGTTCCCCCTTCTCCCGGTGTCACAGAAGAATTGCCTCCAATTGCTCCCCCATTCCCTGTAATTGTGTTTGTTCCATCAGCCCAACTACTAGCGCCGCCTGCGGCTCCTACCGTAATAGTTGAACTTGAAATGCTTGAAACGTCTAAAAACTTGATTGCAGTTCCACCCGCTCCGCCTCCTGATCCAGCAAAGTTATTGTCTCCAGTTGAACCTCCGCCATTGCCTCCCCCGCCTGTCACATACATAATTACTTTTGTGATGCCAGAAGGTCGTGTCCAAGTTCCAGAAGAGGTAAAAGTCTGTACAGATGCAAAACCAGAATCAAAACCAGATGCGCTTGCTCCTGATCCTAGTGTTACGGTATCGCCCGATCCACCGATAGTGATGTTGGTTCCGCTCTGCGGGATGATTGCGTCTACAGATACTTGACTCATACGATTGTCCAAGTGCTACCAGAAGGCACGGTTATAGTTCCCACGATGGTGACTGGTCCTGCCGTCATGGCGTTGTAATCTGTGGTGATGGTGTAATCCTGATCGATGCTGATTTCGTTTTCCCAGAAGGTTTCCTCGCCTGATCCACCAGTTGCGCCACCGCCTCCGGCTCCGCTTATTTGAAGCCAATCCGTGCCGTCAAAGGCAAGCAGATAAAAAGCATCCGAATCGATATCGCCTGCGGCTACGTTCTGCTTTGTCCCGCTGACCACTTTCTTAATCGATACCGCGCCGTCGCTTGTGCCGACGTTAAGCGTCGAAGCCCCGGTGTTGTTATTGTTCGCTTTGAAGATGATGGTGTATCCGGTGTAAAGCGAATCCGAAACGGTAGCCGTTGGGTTGGTGACGCCGGTGTAAGTCGTGGTCGATGAACTCGTGTCCGGTACATACCAACGCGAGTCGATAGGGGCATTCCATCCCGGAGTGCCGCCACCGGCAAGACCAGAGATTTCGTCCTGATTGTTTTTCGCGTGTTGGGACAACGATTTGGCATATTCGTACCAGTTCGTCGTACCCTTCGCGAGCGCAATGATCTGCGCCAGTGAATAGGTAGGGCTTTCAGCCATTTTACAAACCTTCCTCGATTGTGAATTGAACCGTTGAGCCGACGTAAGAGATATCAGCACTGCCGTAATCTGTCAGCCGTCCGAGAATAGTGTTTCGGCGTGTTTGCGCCGTTGCATCATCAGGAAAGGCTGACCAAAGCACATCACCGCGCCGACCAACGGAGCGGAATACTTCAAGCACATCGCCTTCTTGAATTTTATCTAAAACCGCGCTCGTTGCGCTTGCGTATCTGAAAGGATCGCGGCTATCGGAGCGCAATGCGCCGCCGCGTGTTCGCGTCAGTTCGGTCTGCTCGTCCCATCCCATGCTGTAACCCTGCACGACCGGGATATCGATGCTCTGTCCGAGTTTGATGCGACCGGCTTGAATATAGCCGTCTGCGTTAGCCGTATCGGTAATGATGACGCGGAAATATCGCGCCACATAAACGTCGCCAAGCCAAATCACGGTAAACGGCTGCGCCCATCCTTCCGATGAATAACCGCCGTATCCTTCCATGCCATACGGCCCCTCGCCCCATCCGTAGAGCGGATCAGTGCCTTCGACCGTGTTGTCGTAAACGATATCGGTGTGCGCCGCGTCGTTGCTCAAGGTGAGCCGGACGGATGCCGTGCCATCATTGGATAGATTGTGCGCGTAGATGCAGAAAGCATTATTTCGCTTATCCTCACCCAGATCAGCGGTTATCGTCTGCGCGGCTGTGGATGTGCTTCGCCAGATGCGTCCGGGTTGCACGTTCAGCAAGTTGCTTGCGAGATAAGTTCCCGCCTCGCTTGTTGCTGTAAGCGTGAGGCCGTCGAGGTGGCTAGTGCCTAAAAGTTTGCTATCGCCCATTTATTGCCACAAATCCACTTCAATTTTGTTATCAAGCAAGTATTCCGTGATGCCTGTCACGATGCACTTGCTCCCACTTGAAAGCCCGAATCGATCATCCTGCAAGGTCACGCAAGAACCTATTTCAATCTGCAACGGCGCGACGTATGCGCTGACGTTGTAGGTATATCGCTGAACCTTAAAAAGATTTAAAAGGCGCGTGGCCTCTGTGCTTGCGTCACTCGATCCCGCGATGGTACTCGGCAGAATGTCAGGGTCTTGTGCAAGCAGATGCGTTGTTTTGACGGTTGCATCTTCGGCTTTCGCTACGTTTAAAAACTCTACTTCGAGAAATGCGCGTTCTTCTTCTGTTACGTCTGCTTTAGTGCCGACATCCATTTTGTGATGATTGCGTTTGTATCCGACACGGACTCGCCATTCGGGTACGTCGGCCTTTTGGATATTTAGATCGCCATGCGATTCAAGATTATCGATGGTCAGTTCAGATGTTTCGCCTGATGGGTCATTTAATCTTGCAAGAGTAAACTTACCATCACGATCAAAACCATAATACCAACCTGCAGGAAGAACAGAATCAAGCGCATCCAAAAGATTCGTGCGCGCATGGAAATACATTCCTATGGTGTAAGGAAAGTCCGTGTTGAACTGCGTAAATGCGTCAGTATCCAGATCGGTGGGATCGGTTAGCACTCGACCGACGATCTCTCTGATTATGTCGCCGGGAGTTGTTTTATATGAGCCGCCAGGCTTGTGGCCTTGAACGTCGCAAGTAACGTGACCTTTAGGGTCAGAGTTAAGCGTGAACTTTCCGTTGTTTAAATCTTTAGTGACGGTCAACGATGAAGCATGCCCGTCCACATAAACTTGAACGATGTCCTCGATCTGCCCTTCGTGCACTTGGTATTCGTGCGTTGTCTGATCGATAAGAACAGGTTGCACGTTATAGACCTCGCCATAGCAAAGCGGGATAACCTGATTGGTCTCCACGCCAGAAGCAATCAAAGAAGTCTGCAAAGGCACATCGAGTTTGCGCTGATTGTCGCGCAGGGTCAGATTGAGCGTGTAATCGTCGGCAATAGAAAGCCGCTCGACCACGCCGGTCAGGATGGTGCGAAAGTCCGCAATGTCCCAATAAGGATCGCCGATCTTAATAATTGCGTCCCTGCCATCCCATGCGTAATTGATCCATGCGTCTCTATCGCCGTCGCTGTTATCGATCGATATCTCACCTATTGAGACAAAAGAACGACCGCCGAACGCCTCGCTCATCGTCGTGCTGAAGAAAGGCGAACCCTTGAGGACACCTTCGTAAGTCGTATTCGCCGGGGTATCTGACGCGCCCGTGTGAAAGTATTTCGACCCCAGATAGTAGGTCGATTCACTGCCCCCGCTGTAGGCTTTCACTTCGGCTAACAAAACGCGCTCCTGTTGAGGGTCTGCAAGCCAAGCCTGATATTCTGCATCTGAAACACTCAATGCCGTCCCATTCCCGCCATAGCAAGTTGACCACGGCTTACCGCGCCGACGATTGGCTTGGCGACCACATTAGCAAGATCAGCGCGAAGGGCGCGGAGTTCTTTCACCACGTTGCCGCCATCGCTACCGCTTGCGCGTTGCTGATTCGGTGTTTCGACTGTGACGCGCTCTCCCGGTGTTGCCATGAACGACACCCGTTGCGAATCCGTACCGCCGCCACCGCCAACTATAAACGAGCCGCCGTGCTGTAAACCTCCGCCACCGCCGCCTAAACTAGCGGCTTGCCGACCTTTGTCGATAGCAATCTGAGCGGCTTCGGCTAGGCTATTCATCGCGCCTTCGGAATCCTGCACACCGCGCACGATGATATCGAACACATCCGCAGACATTTGTCCGAATCCTTCGAGGCCCATCTGCGCCATCTGGGTTGCTGTCACGAAGCCTCTTTGCATAATTTGCTCATATTGATTCGACTTGGTATTGACAGCCATCAAAGCGTTCACGCCAGATTGCCCCATCTGAGCGAATGCCTGATCCGCTCGGACTAATTCGCTGTTTACCAACTCGATGCCTTCTTTGGCGATAATTGAGGGGCCGTGTAGATCGAGAAGGTCTTGCGCTTGTTTTACAAATGGTTCCTGACGCTCAAGGATAGACATCAGTTCATTGAAGTTATTGGCTCGGATGATGACGTTGCCAAACTCGTCTTTCATCTCTTGCATGGCGAAACGTTGCAGGCCGAATGCTTTGCCAGACCACATTCCTATCCCTTCGTACATCTTCGCGGCGGTTGCGCCGATCTGAACGTAAGTTCTGCCGCCATGCTCGCCGAGTACGTTGTAATCGCCGACGAGTTTTTCAGTCGTCAAGCGGCTAGTAATGGCGTTATCACTCATCAGCGATTTGAACTCGGCTTTGAGTTCTTTTTTCTTTTTGGATATTTTCGCAAAGCCAAAAGCCGCGATTGCCAGAGGGCCAAGTATTCCGGCCCCGGCTGATAATGCCGATCCGACACTGCTGACGAATCCGCTACCCGCCGCCGTGCCTGCTCCCGTTATGCTCGAAGTGATACTGCTGAAAACACCTTTTATTGCGGTTCCGATGCTACCAAGCCCGGACATAATCGAGGAACCTATGCCGCCTGCCGCTGTGCCGCCTGTTGCGCCTCCGGTAATCGTGCTGATAGCAGAAGAAATTGCAGAAGTTATGCCTCCTTTTTCGCCTCCACCGCCAGTAAATATTTTGCTAAATATTCCGCTGATGATCGATCCGATATCTAAACCGCCTCCACCGCCTGCGCCCGGAATCAATTTACCGAAAATTGCATCCCATGTTGCTTGCGCCGCAATCTTTGCAAGCATTTGCAGAAACATAGTTTCAATAGTGTCGATGAAGTCTTTAAATGTCTTGATAGTGGATTTGCCAGTAAACAAATCCGACCACATTGTTTCCCAACTTCCTTTGACTCCATCGATAAATCCTTCAATAGACTCTTTTAAAGTATCTGTCGATTCGGCTAATTCTGTTGATGCTTCATCTGCTTTATATAAACTTCCATTAAGTTTATCGATTTGCTCGTAATAAGTCTCTGCTGTTATTGATCCATTATGAAACATCTCATCAAGCAACATATTTTTTTCAGCAAGAGTATCAGTTTGCACTTGCGCTTTCTTTAATGAATCAACAAAACTTGCTAATTCTTTATCGTAGTCCGTTAAAGTTTCGGTTCCGCTTTTCTGTTCTGTTGTAAGTTCTTTAATTCTTTCTTTAACGATTTCGAGTTGTTTTTTTAATTTTTCTAGATTTTCTTGATGCTCTAATAATTCTGTATTAGCAACTGCAACAACACTGTTTTGATCTTCAAATGCTTTTTCAGATTCGACAATAGCAGTTTGCAATCCTGCCGCCGCTTTAATTGTGTCCTCAAGTGAGCCTTGATGACCCTGCATCGCTTCTCTCGCACCTTGAGCATTTTTTTCAACTTCTTCTAATGCCTCTGTAAGAAAATCAATTTCTTCAGTTGTATCTGCTATAGATTTAGATAAATCGATTTGCAATTTTTCTAATTCATCTAATTCAAGAGCATTTATTTCATTTCGCAATTTACTTATTGCTTGCTCTTGTTCTGATATAGATTCAGTTGTTTTATCAACATCATCTTTAAACATTAAAAATGCTGTTGCCGCAATAGATAAAATTCCCGGAATTCCACCAAGCATTCCAGATAATGCAATACCTAAACCTCTAACTGTAATTGTTGTCGTTGCAACTACTGCCCGGAATCCTGCAATTAAAGTTGTTATGGTTCTGAGTAAATAAAGTTCTGCCGCCGCAAGCGCAACAAACTTTATTTCGGTTGACCAATCTTTAATGAATTGGATTCCTCCTTTAAGAGCGTCAACCGTATCTGTTAGCAACGGCAATAAAGTAGGCAAGGCTTCATTTGCCAATCCTTGTATTGCGCCTGTCAGGTTAGTCATTTCATCGTTAAAGTTAGCCGCCGCTGTAGCGGTTTCTTTGCTGATGGTTAAGCCTAACTGTCTTGCTTCATCGCGCACCTTTTTAATGCCTTCTGCGCCGCCTTCCATCGTTTGAATCAAAGCAACGCCTTCAGAGTCAAACAATTTCATAGCCAAGCGAACCCGATCCGATTCACTTGTAAGACCCATCAACGCATCCGCAACGACTTCAAATTTCTGATCTAGCGGGAGTTTGTTTAACTCAGAGGCATCTAAACCAAGTTCACGAAGCGCGCCCTTTGCTTCACCGAAACCACCTGCGGCTTCAGCAACGCGACGTGTTAATCGTTGCATACCCATCGTAAGCGTTTCAAAGGTAACGCCTCCGATATTTGCGACATGTTCGTATTCAGAAAGAGCCGAAACGCCTATGTCTAAACGTTTGGAAAGTTTGTCTAGACGGTCAGCGGCGTTAATGGTTTGTTTTACAAATCCACCAATACCCGCCGCACCCGCCGCGAAGATGAAACGCTTGGCTAAACCTTTGAGCGCATCGCTAGTGCGATTGAGATTATTGTCAACAGACTTAAACGCTTTTTGCGTTTTATCATGTGCAACTATATTGATTGTTGCGTCAGCAACTGCCATTAGCGTCTAATCTCTTTTTGTTGAGCCACCCACTCGAACCAACAAGCCCAGTAGGTTAACTCGTCCGTTGTCATTGTTTCGGTCAGTTCCCCGACCGTTTTGTGCAAATGCTCGGCGAGTCTAAATATCAGGATGATTTCTTCGTCGCCGCTTCTGAGTTTTTTCTTGCGTCCTCCACGGTTGTTTCTGGTTCTTCGTTCATGGCGTTAATCACGCGAACGATTACGTCGGGATCGACTGACTCCATCAATGCTTTCTTATCATTGTTGTTGAACAGTTTTTTCCCATCGCCATCAAGCGCCCGGATAATCAAAGTCTCGACCAGTGACTCAAGCGAGCCGTCGTTGACGTATTTGAAAATCCGGTTCCGTTGAGCAAGCGTCGTCGGCTTGAAGTAGATGGTGGAATCCCATTCGGAAACCACCACCGACCCCATAGGCGCGACGAGTTTATCCCGCCAGTGTGTTTTCGCTCTAGCGAGAAGTTCAGCACCGTTTGACATTTAATCTCTCCTATCGGTTAGGGCGCGGTTCCCCAAGTTACGCCGCCAGTTACTTGAAAGCCGAATGAACGCTCGATGATGTCGCCCATATCGACGCTGACGCCCACGCTGTTAATCAGCGCAGTCATCGTCGCATAGGTGTCACCGGTGTCCGCTCCTTCGGGGTACAGATTCAGCGTGACACTTGAACCAATCGTCATTGCTTCTTGACCGGTTGTGTCGGTCTCATCCCAATGGCAAGTGATCGTGCCGCTCGCGTCCGTCATGCCGACGAGATACGTCTTGGAGGAATCCCCCATTGCGCTATCTTCGACCGTATCAGCAGACTCGTCCAGAGACCAGTTTTTGATTTCGGCAACCGTATTCGCCCCGACTTTACAGGTGCCGTCTTTTCCGTGATGTGTTGCCATTTAACTTATTCCTCGTCGCTTGGCTTGTTGATGATAGGCTCCGGCTTTGCAACCTTTGCCCGTGCTACTGGCTTGCCACGATGTTTCCATCCTTTGGCTTCCATTTCTCTCTCTTTGGCAGGATGGACAATAACCACCGTACCTTTGAGTTCCATTTCAATCGGTTTAACCATTAAGTCGCTCCTTGCGTGAAGTCGTAGGTAACTCGGACAGTGACCCGAATACCACCGACCGGGAATAAAAGCCCTTCATCAGTTTCGACCAAAACGGTCTCCGTGTTGAGGGCGTTGCCGCCGCGAGTTCTGTCTGCGTCCAGTGCTTCCTCGATGCCTTCAATAAGTTCGTTTCTGGAAGTGTCGATGCCTGACCCTTTGACATAACCCACGATGACATAATCAATCGTTCCCTGACGAGTGGTATTACCCATCGTCGTATCTTCTCGCGTTTCTGCGCTTGTCGATATCCAACAAGACGGAAACTGCTGATCCGATAATTCGTCCGCTTGAAAAGGATCACGGGTGATCTTCTTCAGCGTTGGAGATGACATTGCATCAAGCACTGTCACAATGTTTGCGGCAATGTCTTCTCGTTTGCTCATGCT